CCCCTTACCCCCATAAAGTGACCTTAAACTATACCCCCTTAAGATTCGTTTAAGTAAGGAGAATCAGATCGTCTCCCTCTACTATACAGACAATTCCCATAAGGGAAAACTATAAACTATTAACTATAAACAACTTAAGTCTAGGCTTGTAACAAATCTTCTTTATATTGTGTTACCCCGTAGGGGAGCTACCAGATAGCTTACTAAAAGTCTTATATTCATCATTGTATCGGTTGAGAAGCCCTTTACCAAAGAGGTCACCCCATCTACCTGTCTGGGTGTTACCATTAGCCATCTTGATGCTGTCTGTCTTGTTCCAGTAATGGGTCTTGTCATACAGCTCTCTGGCTTGCCGTAGCTTGGTATGGAACTCCCCAGCACTCATCCCATTGAGGGCATTAAGGGCTTCTGGTGTGATGTCCTTACGGCTGAACTCAATCTTGTCAGAGCTTGTACCAACAGCGTTTAGGATTGCCCTAGCACCCGAATCACCCCTCATGTGTGCAACAGACATAATGGCCCCAATCATGCCAGCATCTTTGACATTGGGTAACCCTACGACCTTGAGCTTTGAAGAAAGCTGACCTGCTACAGCATTGGTAGCTTGTTCGCTATTCGCACCGAACTTCTGGACAGCTTGGCTCACCTCTTGGTAGCCGGGGTTGCCTTCTCGGAAGCCAAAGGTCTCTTTACGGCCAGATTGGACGGCTGAAACACCTTCTGCTTTCATAATGGCTCTTGCTGAGTCCCGAATGATGCCTGTAAGGGAATCTACTTGGTCACTATTTAAGTTCATTTTGAAGGCCATTGTAGGCTCATTTTGAGGCATTGTGGGAGCTTTTTCTGCAACCTGTGGTTGGGTAGGGGTAGTTTGAGGGGCTTTGGGGGTGGGTAATGGAGCACTAAAAGATGGAGCAGGGCGTTCCCACTTCATTGTTGCTCTGTTAAGAATCCAATCTGACATAGCCGTTATCTATTTATCCAAGTTGGTTGTTTTCGTTTTTTTCCAAATACGCTGTCTGCAAATCTAGCAAGCTCATCATCTAAAAGTCGATCTTTTTGTTCGACCAAAGCCAAGTCTGTATCTCTGCCCATTTGCTCTACCCAGTACTGCACAGCCATAGCTAAAGCATCAAGTCGATCATCATTAGACAAAGCACCCCTGTCCCTTGTGATACGGCTCATCTGGTAGAACAGGCTGTATTTGAGGGCGGTGTCTAAGCCCCGCACATCGCAATCGGCATAGTCCTTTCGTACTAGGTCAGAGTCTACAATCAGTTTATGGCTACTCATTACAGGCTCCAATACATCAATAATACGAGCTTCTTTCTGCTTGCTGTGCCGGACTTCTTCTATGTTGCACGGGTGTATACGGGCGAATACAGGTTTGATAAGGCTGGTAAACATACCGCCACCAAAGTTTTCTTCGATGATTACAGCGTTTACGCCATGCTTTTTGGCTACTTCAGCCAGCGTTTCTAGGCTTTTAGGGCTATAACCCTCCATTAAACCGCCTATTTCAGCCAAGAATAGCTGTCCGTGGAGCATCTTGACCACCGCATAGGCTGTCTCATCCCTGCCTTTACCCGATGGGTCTATGCTCATGCAACAGCCATCGTACTTAACCCAAGGCTCTACAATGCTCATTGGCCTGTAAAACCTGTCTCCGTTAAGGCCGACATTGGGTAATTCGTTCCATGCAAGCTCCGGGCTAGATGCCCATACAGCTTTTTGTGGCCCCATATCGGGGTTAAGGGTCATTACAATCAAGTCAGACAGCTTGAGGGGATACCTATTCTGGTCGGAGAGGCTGGTGTTTAGCTGGAACTGCAACGCAAACCCAGAGCGACCATAGCTGGCCTCACGCTCCATAAGGTCGGCTTCACTAAACCGCTGGGGGTCTGTGGGTTTACCTAATAGTGTTGGGTCATTGTGCAACTCGTCACGCAGATCGACAGAGAACGAGTCACCATAAGCGATGCGTTCTGTTTCTGAAGGGAACCTGCTAGGCCATACACAAGTCTTAAAGCCTCGCTCTGGAAGCATCTTGTAAATACTATTGTAGCTCTGCGGGGTTCCCAAGTAGATCACCTTGCTGGTCTCCAGAGGCTTGATAACCGCATCAAACTCCTTGATTGTTTCCGATAGCTTGTGACGCATCCCCTCAGTAGCAGAGTTGTTAAGAACCTCTACGTCATCAGCAATAATCACATCAGCTCGGCTACCTGTAATCTGTCCTGTAATCCCGATGCTCTTGACGCTAGGAGCTTGTGAAGCTGGAGCACCATTGATGTCAAAGGCAACCTTGGAGCACCGCTGTTCCTCGGTAGGCTTAAGGTGTTCGAGCAGGGGCATCTCGCTTAAGAGACGCAAGCAGAAAGTTGAGAAATCGTCAGAACGACTTTTGCTGGCTGAGATAACCAAAAAGTTCAGCTTGGGGTCAAGAAGAAGCCTCCATAGCACATACCCAGCGGAGACATAGCTTTTACCGCATCCTCGGAAGGCTTGGATGACGCACCGCTTTGGCCCGTGCTGAAGGTACTCAGCAATCTGGTACTGAACCTTTGTAGGTGTAGGGAGACCTAGATGCCCCCAAGCCATGTATAAAAAATTACGAAAGTCCTTTAATCTAGGGTCTAGTTGCATGAACCGCCTTGTGTTTTATTGAGCCTAGTGTTTGGCTCTGTTGTACTTAATAGAAGTAATCCGTAAGTTTCCGTGGGAGTTGTTCATGGGGTTGCCGTCTTTATGGTCTACATCCTTGCCCTTAAGCTTTGATTTACCATGCTTACGAATCATTAACCTACGGGCAGAGTTGCGTTTAGCCCGGTGCTTAATTTGCAAGGAATTTCCGTGGTACTCCCTGTATTCTTTCTTGTAATCCCGTGCTTTCATAATCCAACAGCCTTATCTACTTGGTCGGGTGCTGGCAAGCTGAAAGTCTTGGCTGGAGCCTCTATTAGCTGTTGCTCCTCAAAAGGCAATACCATAGCTAGTTTCTGAAGAGGGGAGCCTCGCAAGGCAACTGCATCAATTCCGTTATCCCGTAAGAACTGCCTAGCTCCGTTAAGGTCGGCTGGAGTTGCATCACCCATCTTGACCCGCCTCAAGAACTCGTTGGCAAGCTCAACGTGAAGCTCCTCCATAATCTTTGAAACTTCGTCACTCATAGTTTGCTTTTAAAATAATCCCATGCCCAGTTCAACCCAAATACCAGCACTCCAAATGCACCCATAGCTTTCATTTGAGAGCCTTCTAGCTTATGTAAACGAGTGTCGTGCTTTTCAAAAGTGTACTTAAACTCGTCTTGATTAGCTAAAATAGCATCAATTTTGCCTTCTATTCTTCCTATATCACGATGCAGTTCTTCACTCATTGTATTCGTTCTATTAAAAGGTCTACTATTGATTCATTCCATGTATTAGGGTGTCCACTTCCTAGATTACCTGTCCAAGCAGGAGGAACTTGAGTAGAAGAAATTCCCGCTCCCGACTCCATTCCGTATCCAAAACCACAAGGTATGTTAGTTGGGGGAGCTTGGTTCGCCACGTCAAAGTAATAATATTGAACAGGGAAACTTAAAGTAGTAGCTCCGGGAATAGTAAAAATTGTTGTTGCACTAAAAGTTCTATAAGAATAATAGTCTGGAGTATCAGTATAAACGTTTGTAAAAATGACTGATATTACTGATTTTGGGGCCGTGTAAGGACTTCCTTGAAAAATATAAGAATCTGAAATAGGCTTAATATACAAAGTTGCACCATTTCTAGTGGTAGTAGCAAATCCAGTTAATGTTATTAGATATTTTTTTTCATTCCCCGCAGAATTATTAAATACAATTTCTCCAGACGTAGTTAAAGGAATATAAGGCGTTCCGACTAAACTAATTTCTGGATTTTCATTATAAACAACATAATTAAATGGTATATTAGCAATTTGTTTGTAAAAAAATGTAGGAAACTTATTAGTATTAAAATTACTTCCGTATTGACCACCTTGCCTTCCCTGCCATTTCATTAATGTTCTTCCAGATTGCTTTCCAAGTAAGTTAGGATTTTTAGCTTGAATTTTATAAAAATAATGTCCGTCAGTAACACCCGTAGTAAAAAAAGTTAATTCTGGAATAGTGCCAGTAAATTGATTTAACGTGGATGGTAAAATAGTTGTACTTGGGTCACTTTTTACTGAACCAGAAGCAAGAGTTAGAGTACCTGCGTTTACTTCATTAGATTCATTAAGAGTTAAAATTTGCTTTTTATACAAATTATTAGCGTTAATTGTTGCATTAAAAGCGTTTATTGTGCCAGCGGTTGTATTTATTGTTGAATGAGTAGAACCCAGAGTAGATGGGCCATAAGTAATACCAGAATCTTGAAGTTTAGAGGCTGGAATACTATTATTAAGAATAACTGTACTGCCGTCTAAAGTTTGATTGGCTAATTTAGCTGAAGTAATTGTTCCATTTAAAATTTTATCTGCTGTAACAGAATTAGCACCCAGCTTAGTATTTGTAACTGCTCCTGTAGCTATTTTAGCTTCTAGTACTGCACCATCATTTATAGCAACAGAAGTAACAGAATTAGCACCTAGTTTTGCAGATGTTACTGCTCCGTTTGCTATTTTTGAATTTATTACAGAACCACCACCTAATTTCTCAGCCGTTACTGCAAATGTAATTAGTTTGTCGGTTGTTACAGAATTTGACCGAATAGTGGCTGTAGTTACAGCTTCTTGTCCCGATACTTTTCTTAAAAGCGTTTCTGTAATTGAATCATCAGCTATAACAGGTTGGCTTCCACCATTTAATGTCAATCCATCTACATAAGCTTTATTAACCGCATCAGAAGCAAGAACAGGTGTAGGAACATTTAAAATGGTTCCTCCAGTAAGAGTAACTCTAGGTGTGGAAACTCCCCCGCCTCCAGCCGAATTAACTGAAACACTCTGAAGTTGAGTTAATGAACCTACATTAGAGAAATTTAAAGAACCAGTTAAAATATCACCAGTTGTTTCTACTTTTAAATTAAGTTTTGAAGCTAAATCAATAGTATTTACTGAATCAATTCCTTCAAGAGCTTCTTCTGAATTATATAGACTTTGTAAAAGAATAGCATTTAAATCAGAAGCTTGAATTGGACTGCCATTAGAAAAATAAGTGCTATTGGTAGTTGCTGTTCTTCTATAAATTGTAATTCTAAATTCTTGAAAAGTACTGCTCCCAGTCCCTATGGTTAGAGGTCTAACTGGTGCAAATTTAATTTTGTCTACACCATTTTCAAAAACAACAGAATAATACCCAAAAGGGTAGCTTGTTTCGCCGTCTACTAAATTAGTATTCCAAGTTGCTATCGGTACATAAATCCATTGTAAAAC